ATCGAAGTCCCATTTGAGGTTTCCTACAAGAAGGGGCAGAATCGGGTCTGGGTCGCCATCCTCAACCGATCCCCCTCCGTCTCCGCCCCCCTCATCATCAACGAGGTCCGCCTCTTCTCCTACCGCGGCGAAGAGAAACCCGCCCCGCCCGTCGTACCCAACGCGCCGGGACCCGAACCCCTGTACCCGCTGCCGATCATCCCCAACATCGACTGGCCCGACGACCTCCCCACCATCGGAGAGGACCCAGACGGAGACCGCGTCGGCCTGCGCGCCGTCGCCTACAAGATCGGCGGCGAACGCCTCACCGTCCTCCCCGACGTCACCGACATCTCCGTCACTGTCCCCAAGAACAAGACGCCCACCGTCTCCATGTCCTACCCCATCGGAGACCTCGCCCCCCAATCCTCCCTCCTCGCGAAGGAAGTCGAGATCGGGATCGAGATGTCCTTCACCGGGGAGACCTGGGTGGAGATACCTGGCGCCCGCGTCATGTCCCTCCAGTCCCAGACGGACCTCAAGAACGACGGCACCAAGGGGCAGTCACTGACCCTCGTGCACGTCTCCAGCCGCCTCAAGGAGGCCCTCGTCTGGGACGTCCCCGCCAACGCCGCGGACAAGGACGGCAAGTACCAGTTCACCGCCGTCAACCCCGGCGTGATCCTACGTACCCTCTGGGACGCCGCCGTCAACCGGGGCTGGGGCGAAGGCCTCACCCTCGACTGCACTCCCGACGTGGACGCCGCAGGCATGCCCTGGCTCAACGTCGTCACCCTAGCCTTCGACAAGTTCATCAACCTGAACCAGGTCGTCGAGACCCTCATCAACCTCGGCATCATCGACGTCATGTGGGACGGCCGCATCATGCGCGTCTACAACGCCGAAGGTGTTCTCTCCCGGGACCAGTCCAAGCGCAGCAAGTGGTTCCTCCACCGTGACACCACGGCCGCCCCCGAGAAGTTCGCGTGGACCGACATGGTCACCGACGTCCTCGTCAAGGGCGAGCAGGGCAACACGTGGCGGTTCCACAACGACCAGGCCCCCAAGGACCTGCGTCGTATCGAGAAGGTCGTCGAGGCCGGCGGTATCTCCCTGGAGGGCACCGCACGCCTCCTGTCCCAGCCGACCCTCAAGGCCGGGACCACGCCGTCGGAGCAGATCACCCGCTCCTGGAGCGTGTACACCTCCAGACTCCTTCCCTGGAGGGACTACGTCCCCGGGGACTGGCTCAGCGTCGAACGCGCCGGCGGCATGGAGAAGCTCCAGGTCACCCAGATCTCCGTCACCCGCAAGTCCGACGGGACGATCGAGGGGCACACGACGTTCGGGACGATCATCGACTCGACGATCGCCCGTCTTCAGCGCAGGCAGAAGGGCGTCGTCGGTGGCGCCGCCCAGGCCGGGAGCACGGTCCGCCCCTCCGACAATCGGAGGCAGCGGAAGCCTGCCCAGGTCGGCCAGCTCGCAGGTAACTCGACGGCCGTCCTCAACGACGCCGGGTACCCGACTGGCATCGCCTCCCTCACCTGGGCGCCCGTGTCCCTCGATACGCACGGCGCCGCCATCAGCGTCACCGCCTATGAGATCCTCTACGGGAAGGGGGCGGACACCTCTACGTGGGGGATCGCCCGCACCAAGTCGAACTCCGGTGACATCTACGGCATCCAGTGCGGCACCCGCTACTCCTTCGCCGTCCGCGCTATCTCCAGTGAGGGGGTCCCCGGGGACTACTCGGACTTCTTCTTCCTGGACATCGCGTCGGACCTGACGCCGCCGCCGACGCCGTCCGCGCCGACCCTATCGCAGAACCTCGGCATCCTGAACGTCATGTGGGACGAGAAGGGCAGTCGCGGGGAGTCCATGCCCCTGGACTATGCGGCCCTGGAGATCTCCGTCCAGCAGCCCGGACGGCCCCCGTCCCCGCTCCAGTCCCTCCCCACGCCCCTCGTGCGTACCGCTATCGCGGGCCTCGAAATCCGGGAGTGGGAGGTGTGCCTGCGAACCGTTGACCGGTCCGGCAACAAGTCAGACTGGGGCAAGACGGCGACCATCAAGCTCGAATCCCTCATCGACACGGACGCCATCGACAAGCAGATCAAAGAGCACTTGGCCAAGTCCGAAGTCCTCATCCAGAAAGCCCGCGAAGAGGCCCTCAAACAAGTCAAGCAACTAACCGGGGCCATGGCCACCGTCGCAACCAGCCTCGTCACCAGCGGCCCCACCCCGCCGGACGACGGCAAAGAGGGCTCCAGCATGTGGGTCGCACCAGACGGTAGAATATTCGTACTCAGGAAGAAAGCAGGAGGGTGACGGATGGCAGGCTACCAGCCCAAGAAGGTCTGGCGGGACGGGTACGGGCCCCAGGAGACCCGCCTCATGGCGGCCGACCTCAACCACATCGAAGAGGGCATCATCAACGCGGACGCCAACTCCGACGCCGCAACCAAAGCCGCCGAGGCCGCAACCAAAGCCGCCCAGCAGGCCGTCATCGACGCCCAGAAAGCAGTCGAGCAGACCCTCGCCGCCACCGCCGCACGCATCACCGACCTGGAACAGAAGTACCAGGACGCCATGAAATTCATCCAGATGATGGAGAAGATCCCCATCGGCACCGTCTTCTTCTACACCGGCGGCCCCTCCCCCGACCAGGACGTCTGGCTGTTCTGCGACGGCTCCAACGTCTCCAAGAAGCTCTACCCGAAGCTCGCGGAGATCTGCGGCACACGGTTCGGCCCCGGCGACAACGACTTCTTCGCCCTCCCCAACATGGAGAAGCGCGTCCCCGTCGGCGCCGGCGGCAGCTACACCGCCGGGAAGATGGGCGGCGAGGAAACCCACCTCCTCACAGTGGACGAGATCCCCTCCCACAACCACCCAGTAGGCGCCACCGCAGGGGGCTGGGAAACCATCGGCGTCTGGGGAACCAACGTCTCCGGAGGCGACGCGTGGAAACTCCTCGCCCGCCAAGCCGAAGGCTCCGATGGCCAACTCGTCACCAGGGACGTCGGCGGCAACATCGCCCACAGCATCATGCAGCCCTACGTCGTCCTGACCGCACTCATCAAAGCGAAGTAACCCCATGGCGTACCCCACCGGACAGAACCCACAAGAGGACGAACGCACAAAGGGCGGCCAGTACGCGACCGTCCCAGGGTTCGCCCTGCCCGGACACTCCTCCCCATCGAACACGAAAGACGCCCCCGGCTCCACCATCGTCTACTCCTACAAGGGAGCAGTCTGGGAAGAGGTCACCGACGACTACCAGAAGATCGTCTCCGACCTGACCGGCAAGACAATCGAGTCGGCCTTGTCCCGCATGCACGGGCAGACGGGGGAGATCTACTACATCACTGGCGGGGAGGATACGAAGCCTTTCTTCAAAGGGGCCGCGATCGGTGACACGTGCCGCGTCCAACGGTCCGGAGACAAGGCCATCGTCGCCGAATGGAAGTGGAACGGCGAGGACTGGGAGAAAGTCCAGGTCTCCTCCGCCGTCATCAGCAACCTCGACGTCGGCAAGCTCACCGCCGGGGCCGCCACCATCAACGAGCTCGCCGCCCGGAAGATCGCCGCCGCAACCGGCCAGTTCCTCGAACTCAAGACCGAGCAGCTCGTCGTCTCCGGGGAAGCGAACTTCAAGAAGGCCGTCGCACAGGAGATCTGGGCGAAGATCGTCCACTCCCACGACGCCGAGTTCGTCAAGATCAAGGCCGGGATGCTCGACGCCAACTCCGTCACCGCCGAGAACATCCGGGCCGGCGCCATCGACGGGCAGGTCATCACCGGCGCCCGCTTCCAGACCAGCAAGGACCAGTTCACGTTCCTCGCCATGACCCCCGACGGGCTGCTCGCCAAGCAGGACGGCCGCGTCACCTTCCGCATGAACCCCCGGTCCGGCGACGTCTACCTGCGCGGCAACGTCGGCAACGAGGACACGTGGTCCTACTCGTACTTCGGGGACATCAAGTTCAACGGCAGTGAGTTCGACAGCAACAAGGACAAGTGGGGCTGCGGGGTCCTCATGGCCTCGAAGCAGCGCAACTACCTGAACAGTGGGATCATTGCGATCCGTGAGACGAAGGCGACCGGGTACCTGCCCGAGATCCTGATACAGGCGCCCCGCGTCAACGGCACCTACGCCCCCAGGCTCACCCTATCCACGAACGGCCTCTACGCCGACGCCGGACTCAACTACGGGCAGGTGTTCCTCAACCTCACCCCGCGCACGTTCGCCGTCAAGTTCAATGAAGCTCACATACACCTCCTCGACAGATTCTTCGAGGTGAGGCTCGGCAAAGCCGATGACCGGCTCGTATTCCAGAGGTTCACCCACATAAACGGGAGGCCCGTCGCCGACGGCGGCACGTTCGGCGTATACGTGAACAGGCTGCGCAGACTCGGCATCGAAGCGGACTACGCCCACCTCACCACAGGGAACAGAAACAACGGCCTCCACGTCCAGAAGGACAACATCGGCCTCTTCTGGGACAACCAGCACTACATCTACGTGAACGACCGGGAGGTCGTGATAAGGCCGTGGAACAAGAAATTCCGCTCCCCTCTCCCCGGGTACACCGAGCCGGGTGGCCGCATGGAGGGCAAGCTCCTGAATCACATCTGCACCGAGTCCCCCTGGGCCGGTGTCGAGTACTGGGCGCAGGTCCTCCTCGACGCGGACGGGAAAGGCAAGTACGTCCTCCCCGAGTACGTGCCCGCCCTGGCCTCCGACATGGGCCCCTGGGCGGCGATCGCCTCGGCGTGGAACCCTGTACGGTCACGGCTCGTCAGAGACAAGTACGACATCTCCTCCGACCCCTGGTACGTTGAGCTCGAAGGGACGCCCGGCGACGTCGTCAGTGTCCTCGTCAAGGGCACCCGTGCTACCTACGACTTTGACCAACGCAAAGACCACCTGGGTGAGTCGTACGAGGCTCCGGCTGATCCCCTGTGGAGCACGGCGAATAACATTGACCTCCTAGGAACGCCGTGGGCGAGCCAGCTCGACCAACTCGAAATCGTTGACGGCAAGTACAATATCTCCGACCACGACTACGAAAGGGTAATGAATGGCTGGAACCAATGAGGGCGCCCCTGAGATTCAGCTCGACGCCCAGGCCGTTATCACCAGGCTGTCCGCCGAGTTGGCGTCCGCCATCCAGCGGGCTGTCATCGCCGAGTCCATGGTGGAGGAGCTCCGCAAGCCCACTGAGACGAAGGACGGTGAGTGATGGCCGACCCGCAGGCCCCGTACTGCCGACTCACCGGGCAGATCGTCACCCCCGCGGGGGGCATCCCCCGGCTGAAGCTCTACGCCCGCCCCATCATCACGCAGGGCGTCGCGAAGGATGGGGTCCCACCGACTGATGTCCGGTTCACGACCGACGACCAGGGCAACATCGTCCCCCTCGACGGGTCGGCGGTGGACGTGGTCGCCCCCGGCCCCGGGGTGAACGCCCCGGACAGGTTCCAGTACCAGGTCCTCGTCTACGGGCCCGGCCTGATCGAGATCGGCTACCTGCGCGCCGAGCAGGGGAAGACAATCGACCTCAACACGGTCCTCCCCGGCGCCCCCTACGACGGAGGCCTCCTGGCCTCCCGCGTCCACCGCCCCAACACCGGCGGCGGGGGCGGAAACGTTGACCTGTCCAACTACCCCACGAGGGCCGAGGTCGCCGCAGCCTACGGGTCCAAGGCCGACGTCGCCGACGCCAAGACGAAGGCCATGGACGCCGTCCAGAAGGCGACCGCAGCGGCCCAGCCGAAGGACACCGGGTGGCGGGAGATCCCCACGGGGCTGAACGGTGCGGGCTTCTTCCAGTACAGGGTCATGTACGGGATGGTGTACGTGCGCAGGAAGTCCGGCGACGGGTGGTACATCGCCGGAGGCCCAGGGAAGATCAACGAGAACTTCCCCCTCGCGAAACTCCCCGACAGCGTGAAGGTCAAGTCCCGCACCACGTTCCCGTTCCCACTGTCCAACAACAAGACAGACGGGTCCGTTATCGAGGTCTGGCCGAACAACACGGTCTCCTGCTACGCCACCGCCACGGGCGACCGCATCTACCCGACCGTGTGCGCCCCTGTCGATAACCCCGCCGGGCCCTTCTGAGGAGAACGACTTTGACGGAATCCCCGGCGGAACTGAAGCCGACCGACACCGACCCGAACCTGTCCGACAAGAACAAGGACAAGCAAGAGCAGAAACTGGAGCCGGACCCCAAGGCCCTCCCCGCCGGGCAACTCCTCCCCGGGGAGGCCGAGGGGGCCGCCTCCCCGAAGCCGCCGTTCGCCAGGCTCGGCGGCCAGGTCGCGAAGTGGTGGAACAACGACGAGTCAGGAAAGGCGCCGGGTGACGTCATGCCGCCCGTCGTCGTCCGACTCGTCCCCAGCCGGCACGGCGTCGAGCTCGCCAAGGGCATCGAGCCGTCGTCGATGACGTTGCAGACCGACGAGAACGGTATCCTCCAGCCGGTGGACATCGTCGCCGGAGGCCCCGGGGCCACGCCGAACTGGCGGTTCCCCTACCGGGTCTTCGTGGACGCCTACTCGCAGCACGGGACGGGCGCCAACAATGCCCAGCCGAACCCGCCGAAGGACGACGGCACCCCGGCAGGGCACCTCGAGGGCATCTTCAACCCTCAGCAGGGTGGCCGGTACGACATCATGAAACTCGTCGGCAGAGAGTTCCCCTTCAACGCCGACCTTCTCCTCCAGACCGTCGGCGAGTCCGCGTCCTTCGATAACCCGCAAGGCCCGTCCAGGGTCAACGACACCGGGTGGATGGACATCGTCGAGGGCGCCGGTAAAGGCAAGTTCAAGTGGCGTGTCCTCAACGGGTACGTGATCGTCCAACCCAAGCTCGAATGGCAGAACCTCGACAAGAACGACGCCGTCGGAAGGTGGGTGCGACTCGTAGACATCCCGAAGAGCGTGAAGGTCGCGTCCCGCGTCTCCTACCCGACACTCCGCCTCATCCCCAACCGCGTGGACGGGGCCGTCGAAGGCGACAACTCGGTGGTGGAGATATGGCCGAACAACACGGTCGTCATGCACGCAACCCAGGGCGGCGGCAGGATCATCCCCACCGTGATGGCCCCCGTCGAGCGCCCCAACCAGGCATGAACGACTACCACAGGACCATACTCCTGGTCCTGTGGCTGGTCCTGCTCACTTTGATCACAATAGAAATCAGTTAGGAGGGCGAGTATGACGAGCGTGCAGGAGTACGCGGCCCGTGAGGCCAGGTACATCTGCGAGAAACGCAACCCGGGTGTCGGCTACTCCCAGACGAACCGGTGGTCGTGGTACGACCGGTGCGACGACCAAGGGTGGTTGAACCAGACCGCTGAGGGGGACTGCTCCAGTCTCGTCACCGGCGCGTACAACATCGCCAAGCATGTTCTGCTCGGCGCCCCGTACGTGCGGGACGGGTCCCAGGGAATGTTCCCTGTGTCGGGGGCGACATGGACGGGGACGATCCCGGGGCTCGCGTTGGAGCGGGGGTTCATCGACCGGGGTGACGCGTGGACGGGGACGACCCCGGACGGCGGCTTCTGCCGGGGTGACCTGCTCATGGCGGACGGCCACGTGGCCATGGCTGTCCTCAATGCGGACGGTTCGTTCAACCCGTGGAACCCGGATATTGCGGACATGTGGATCGACTCCACCGGCGACATCTACGGTTCCGCCGGTGCGGATGGGTCTGAGGATGATGACACGGGGTCCGAGTCGTCGATCCGCGCCTACCTGGATCACCCGTTCACCCGCCGGGCGAAGTGGACGACGTGCCTGTCCTATGACGGGCCCGGGTCTAGCGGCGGCCAGTCGTCCGAGCTGGAGAAGCCGAAGCCGCAGGCGCCTTCCAAGCCCGACTGGCGGGGCTCCATGGTCGGCATGGACATCAGCATGCACCAGGACGGCATCAACGTTGGTGCGTCCGGTGCTGACGCCGTGTTCGTCAAGGCTACCGAGGGTAGCGGGTATGTGGATCCGTGCTTCCGGCAGCATGCGGACGCCGTCCTCGCCTCGGGGAAGCTGTTGGGGCTGTACCACTTCTCCTGGAACTCGGCCAACAGTGTGGCCGAGGAGGTGGACACGTTCCTGGGTGCGGTCGGCCCGTACCTCGGGAAGGCCGTCCTGTGCCTCGACTTCGAGGATCCGAAGGGCGTTTGGAATGTGGCCTGGGCTGAGGAGTGGCTCGACACGGTCAAGGCCAGGACCGGGTACACGCCGATCATCTACATGTATGCGAACGCGGCGACCACCTACGGGTGGGAGTCCGTCGCATACAAGTACTGGCTGTGGATCGCCGGGTACCCGGGGGATTCTCCCAGCAACCTCATCAACGTGTCCTGCCCCTACGACCCGGGTCACGGGTGGTGGATCATGGGCTGGCAGTACACCGACGCTGGCCGCGTCTCCGGCTACGGCGGGAACGTTGACCTCAACTCCTTCTACATTAACGCCAACTACTGGAACTGGCTCGCAGGGGGCCAGGGAGAGGATGATGAACTCATGGCTTCTGAGGCTGTGACTCTTCTTCAGCAGATTCACAATGACCTGACCTACGGTGAGGCCGGGGTCAAGCAGGCCGGGCACGTGATTTACGCGATCGAGAAGGTTGCGGAGAAGGTGGATGCCCTGTCCGCGAAGGTTCAGGTCATCTCCGACGCGGTGACCCCAGGCAAGGAAGGGGTCAAGTTCGACGGAGAGCTCTACAACCAGGTGAAGGAGGCCCGCAACTCCCTCGCCCGCATGGAGAAGCAGACCGCCGAAGCCAAGGCCGCCCAGGCCGCAGGCATCGCCTGACCCTACCGGAAACCCAATCAAACCAAGGAGATAGTTATGGCCGACGTTGCCACCACCTCCGCGATCGGCGCTGTCGTCGCCGTCGTATGGCCCCTCGTCCAGGCATGCCTCGACAAGCCCACCTGGACTCCGGCGAAGCGCCGCGTCCTCGCCCTCGCCGCAGCCATCGTCATCGCTGCGGCCGCTTGGTTCTCCTCGAACCACCCCCAGCAGTGGGCCCTCCTCGTCGCCCAGGCGGCCGCCTACGCAGGCTTCATCCAGACCGCGTTCACCGTCCTCAAGGGCGTTAAGGTTAACGGCAAGTCCTTCCTCGACTGGGCTGGCCTTCTGACCCCCGGCGGAGAGGCCCTCAACCCTAAGGGCGCGGAGTAATGCAAAAGGAGTAGGCATGAACGACGGGTTCTCGGCGGACATGATCCTGCGATCACCCGACATTCTTGCCGCCGCGATCGCCCTCCTCACCGGCATCCTCGGACTGGCCGCCACACAGGTCAACTCCTACAGGAAGCGAGTGGAGGAGGGCCTCCTCGGTCTCGGCGCCAAGATCGCCAAGACCGAGGAGCACGCCCAGGCCGCGGCCGACGGGGTCAACAACACTCACTCGGTGAACCTCCGCGACGACCTGGACGCGAAGTTCCAGACGGTCTTCCGTCGCCTCGACGTGATGGAGGAGCAGCGCCAGAAGGAGGAGGAGGCCAGGGAGTACCGGGACCGCCGGGTCGAGGCCCAGGTGGATGGGCTCCGTGACGACATCCGCCTGCTGACGGCGTCGGTGAAGGCGGTCCGGGAGTCCGCCGAGAGCGATAGCGCTGGTCTTGACGTTCGTCTGCGTAAGATAGAGGAGCGGTCCTAAGCGACGCCCCTCCTCCCAATGTTGAACCCCCACCAGGTTAGATCCCGGTGGGGGTTCAACTGCACAACACACCACAACCTGACCAGTAGGAAGGCCCACGACCAGGAGCAATGAGACCAGGTTACCCCTGGGCTCGGATGATGTCAAGCAGTTTCGTCTGCTTGATCGCGAAGACTTTCACCGTGTTCGATGTGGCCTCCAGGAGGGTGACCTTGCAGCACCCGAGGGGGTCCTGCTCGTCGAAGTCCGCGAGGAGCTCGCTGTCGTTGAGGACCCTCCATGCCCCGCCGTTGATAACGAGGTAGTCGTCCTTCCGTAACTCCCCGGCTGTGACCGTCATGATCATATGACACCTCCGATCTTCAGCGCGATTCCTATGGTTGCGGCGACGCCGACGCAGATCAGGGCCAGGAGCCCCGATGCGGCGCAGGATGTGGCGAGCGCCAGAACGGCGTCGTCAGCCTCGTCGTGCTCAGAACGGGGGCTCGTAGCCTCCCGCTGCGGGTCGTCCACTCGGTACACCTCCTCCATTCTTGTCCTGCCTCCTCTGGTAGCCGAGAAGGCGGGGGAAGCGGATCTCAAGGGACTCCCCGCTAGTGCCGTCCTGCTTGCTCCAGACCCTACGGACGAGGGGGCCAGCCACTGAGACGCGGTCCCCCTTCCGCAGAAGGTTGGCGAGCCACTCATACTCCTCCCCGAAGAACGCAACGGACACCCACAAAGGGTCGCCGTCGTCTTCGAACTTCCCCGTATCCCGGTTCTTCCTGGACAGCGTCGCTGCCACTCGCATCTCAAGAACCGCGGTCCCCCGCGGCGTGTACCGCATCTCGGGGTCCCCGCCGAGGTTGCCGGTCAGGACTGCTTCAAGAGCCATGCTGGTCTTCTCCTTCCTGTGCTATAGTCTCTTCTCGAGAGACAGGTGTTCTGTGGCTTGCCCCATTACTCCTCCGTGTGGGGCTGGTTTCCTTTCTTCGTGTGTCTCATGGGGTCTCAATGCCCCCGGCGTGTTGGTCCGCACGCCGGGGGTGTTCCTGTTTTCGCAGACCATCTGGCGTGGGTTATGCGTTGTCCACGATCTCGTTAGCGAGCTGGACGACGGTGTCGAAGACATCCTGCCAGGGCCCGGGCGCTGCTGGGGTGAAGGCGGCAATGGCGCCGAGGATGTTGCCGTAGCCGGCGACGAGGGCGTCCCTGTTGAAGGTACCGTCCTTGTCGTACGCGATGCGACACATGTACCAGTGGGCCTTGTCGAGGTCCAGTTGTTCGGGGACGCCGAGCTTCCTGCCTGCGCGGGCGAGGTACTTGACGACGTTGCCCTCGCAGAAGTTGAGGCGCTCGGTGATGGTGATGACCTCGGGGTCGTAGGCGGTGTAGTGGGCGGGATGGTTGACGGCGTCCCCGGCGGGCAGGCCTTCGGTCCCAGTACTTCCGAGTCCACCTTCGCCGCGCTGAGTCTCGTCCGCGTTGACATCCGCTTCGACCGGCTCAGGGAACACGGCGGGAAGAATCACCAGTTGGGCGACGCGTTCGCCAGCGCGGAGAGTGACCGGGTCGGTGGCGGGGAGGGTCGTGAGTGCCAGCTTAAGGGTGCCCCGGTAGTCGCTGTCGATGATGCCGATGCTGTTGGGGATAGTGACCCCGCGGGCGCCGAGGCTGCTTCGGAGCGCGAGGATGCCGACGTACCCGTGCGGGATGGCGACCCTGTAGGGAAGGTTGGCGACGGTGATACTCCCGTGGCGGACGACGACGTCTTCCTCGAGGCTGAGGTCGAGGCCCGCGGAAGAGTCGGTGGCGCGGACCGGCCGCCTGGCCGTGTCACTGGTGGTATGCATGCGGATGGTGTTCATGGCGTGGTTCCCTCCTTGGGGGTGAGGATTGCGATGAGGTCGGCGACGGTCATGGTGACCCATTGGCAGTCGGGGGCCGATCGCCCATGTCGTTTGTGGATGATGATTCCGGCGGCGGCTCCTAGGTTGTCGGCTTCGGTGTGGGCTTCGTGTATCCAGTTGGCGAGCTGGGTGCGGGTGACGTTCTTGCATTCGATGGCGATGGGGCGGCCGCTGGCTGTGGTGACGCCCGCGATGTCGCCCTTGTCTTTGGCGCCGGTGCGGGGCTGCTTGTCGATGCGGCCGGGGAGGCGGTCGTTGAGGTGATCGGCAATGACTCTCTCGAACCTGCTCCCGGCCTGTTTGGCGCTCGCCCTACTCCTTGGCATGGCTTCTCCTTTCCTTCGCCCAGAGGGCCCTCCTGTGGGCCTTCTCGGCCTGCTTCTCCCGCTTGATCGAGAACCAGTAGCACGTCTCGCACATGCCGTGGGCCCCGTAGCGGGGGAGGTCGGGCCATTCGTAGGCAGCCACGTAACTCCGGACCCTCATCATCCGCCCGCACTGCTTGCACTTACGCAGCTTCGTTCTTGGTCTCATCGTTTCCGCTTCGCCCCTTTCGGCCTGGCTTCCGGGTCGTCGATGTCGTCATCCCACGCCCACAGTGACGGCCACTTGTTGGCCATAGCGTGGGATCGGACGATCTCGGCATTCTTCCCCATGGGCGGCGTGCGCTTCGCCAACTCCTTGGTAGCCTTGCGGACAGCCAGGGCCGTGGTCGCCGCCACGCCGTCATGGGTCCCGTACCGGATCTTACTCAGCCCGGACGCGGTAAGACCGGAAGCCTTGGAAACATCTTCAAGGCTCCAACCTATTGCGGCCAGGCCTTGAAGCCTCCTCCTCGTCCCGGTCGCGTCATGCAAGTTCCGCTTGATCGGGTGCGGCGTGCAGAACGCCGGCACGGGAACCTTCTCGATCGCAGTCCACGTCCGATACTGGACCATGGAATGACCACTGCCGTACCTGAGCTTCCTCACCGTCTCATAGGGGAGGCCGGACCGGTCGGCGATGTCCTGCAATGACATGCCAGTAGAAAGGAGTCGGACCCTCCTGATCACAGGGCCCCGGGGCATCCTCGATGAGGATGTCCTGCTCCGCACGGCGACGGCCTTCCGGTACAGGCGGCGAGCCCGCTTGCACTCCTCGCACCTGCACCCGCACACCTCATACGCGCGCCACGACCCGTGCTCGTGCGTCGTGAGGTGCTCACACCACTCAACAGGCCCGGTCATTGCTGACGATCTGGTGTGAGATGTCGATGAGGGTCTGCGCAAGGAGTCCCTTCTCGATCTCTATGCAGGCTACGACGTCCGATCGGCCGCCCGTGATGGCGGGTGAGTTGACGTGCTTGGCGATGTCCAAGTCTCCGACGATGTCGGATGTGACACTGATTCTCACGAGCACGGTGGGGTCTCCTCCCTGTCTCCCGTGTCTGTCAGATAGTATACGTTGCCGTCGGCGTATCGGATGGGAACTCCTGTCGGATCGGCCCATTGAGAGATAAGCCACCCTTCCTCCCTGGCGTGAGTCCGATCCCCCTCAACCCTGCCGTGACAGCCAGTCGTCCCGGTCCCGCACAGGACGATCAGATTCGACGGCCTGTTCACCGCCGGATCCTTCGTCCCGCCCATGCCCCGGGGCTTCCGGTGATGGATACTCGCAGGCATCGCCCCCACTTCCCGCCCACAAATGACGCACCGCCACCTGTCCCGCTGGAACACGAGCTCCCTCACCTCACGGTCGGGGCCCGTCCTCCGGGGGGCCTTGGCGGCGAGGCGGCGCACCCTACGATTGGGGGCGCCGCCCCCTCGCCGGCCGCTCACGGCACCTGCCTCCAATCGAACTCAACTTCCTCGACCACGTCAGCCCAGGGGGCCTTGACCGAGTTACCGCCGCTCATGATCACAGTCTTATCGACGGGGATCGCGCACCGGAGCATGTGCCTCTCGCCCGACTGAATGGTCAGCCTGGCCGCCCGCACCGGGTGGGAGGCGAAGTGGAGCCCATGGCGGGACGGAGGCGACGCCTCCCAGTCGATGCACTCGGACCGTTTCCCTACTTCCCACTGCACCGGGTGGCGGACAAGGCGGCCCGTCTCCAACTCTCCAGTCTCGAGGTTCCTCACGGCACACTTGTAGACGTACATAAGGCCTTTCTCCTGGTCGATGTGCGCCCCATAGGTTCGGGCCCAATCCTCCACGCCGTCCCCAACGAACGGGATGGTGCCACCACCCCCGTACGGGGTGATGACGGTGGCACCAGGGCTCCGGTACGCGATCCTGCTGGAGGACTTTACGACCACCCGCGAGAAGTCGTGCGCCTCGATCATGCAGTAAGCGCTGTCGCCCGCATCCACGTCCGAACGCTCGAACGCCAAGCAGTAGCAGTTACCGGACAGTGCCACTCGCGCCCTATCTAGGGCGACCACCGTCTCGCAGTCGAAGGCCGAGACCTGCGACGTGTCGCCTGCGTGCACGACCCCACAGTCCCGGGCGAACAAGCGGGCGCCGTCAACGGCGCACACAGAGTCCGTGTTGCGGGTGTCGCACACTCCTCGAGAGCAGGTCCACACATACTTGGCCTGATCAATGAAGATCGTCGCATCGCAGTGCGCATTGAGATGCAGATCCGGGTGACCACCCTGGAGTATGGCCCCCTCGGTCACAGTGACATGCTGCGGGAGGCGATCAACATCGGGAACCCCGAACTGCCCCTCCCCTCGCAAGTAGATCAAGGTGTCGTCCGGGGTCTTCTCTACCGCCTCCCGGAACTCCTTGGTCGTGTAGCAGTTGACGACCTCGCAGTCGTCCTCGTAGTCGTCGTCAGGCATCTGTGACATCTGGTTCCTCCTCGATAATGACCTGACCGCAGTCGTATGCCACGACTGAGATTCCCTTCCTCGCAATTACCGTCTCGCAGTTCCTGACAGCGACGTCGCTGGCTGAGAGGATGGTGACCTTCGGCGTGTCAGCGACGTTAACGTACCCGTCGGTGTCCACCCTCACGGATGCGACGTTCTCTACGGAGATCTCACCGCCATCGAAGACGGTGATGTGCAGGGGGAGGTGCCCACCCATGAGGGTCGCCTCGTCTCGAACGACAACCTCCGGGAACGGTGCGTCCCGGTGCGCGACGGGGATGACGTAGAACCCCCTCTCGTTCAGGACGAGCAGCGTCCCCTCCGGCTCGCACTCGAGGGCTTGCCGGAAGTCCCGCTGCGCGCGCGCGAACCACGTTCTTGTTAGACATTCATAACCTCCAATGCGTCTCGAATCGCCCCGCAACTCATGGTGGGGAAATGGATTGTCATAGAGTCAGGCCAGCGTCCGCGCTGTATCTTCCCGCCGTGCGTGCCGTCGTCCCGCCTGTTGACCGTGACTCGTAGGGGAGCCAAGCCAACAAAGGACAGCAATTCGCAAGCCGCGTCCACACTGCTGTTGGCAACCGGGATCACGAGCGGGAGCACGCCAGCGCTTCGATTGACCTCTGCCCGTACCTCCCCGACGAACGGGGACGGGTCGGGTTGCTCCTTGGCGATACTTCCCATGACGTGAGGAAGGGATAAGGGCTCATTCATGTCCCCCGCCACAAGCTGCCTCACGCCGCCGCCACGAGCCTCGTGCTCGACGACGCCCGTGCCGTCGGGGTAGAACTTAAATGTCGCCCCGATAGACTTCACCGTCGCAATCGCCGGACCATCTCGTCGGACATGGACATCGAGGTTCTTGTTGTCGAACCACTCCTCCAGCTTCGCGATCGATTCCCAAGCCGGGTGCGTTGCGAGTCCTCCCATGGGTCTCCCTCTCCTGTCTCATCGTTTCGTGTAAGTGCGCTCAAGCCACCGACGCAACTGCTCCGGGTCCGCCGTCCCGCCGGCCTGCATGTACGCCTCCGCTGCCTGATTCTGGTCAATGCCGTGCCGGTCGCAGAAGTCCGCCAACGTCACCCGGCACGCCGCCCTGGCCATCTCCACCGGGTCCGGCACCCCCTGCTCGTGCACCTCAAGATCCGCGTCCGGCTCATCCGTCGGAATCGTCAACGCCTGCAACAGGAACGTCCGGTAGGCGACACTCATGGCCTTAGCCGTTGCCTTGTCCCCCGTGTCCATGGACTCGCCAATCGAGTAGCCGTCGATACGATCCCCGGCCGGGCCGATGATCGAGTAGGTGACGCCAACGCGAACCTCGGTCGCCCCCTTCCCGGACGCCAGGCTGATCCGCTCGTGCGCCTCGTCCACCCTCACGGGCACGACGGCGACTCCATGCTTCCGCAGTGCGGGGCCGACGGCGTTCATCACGTCATCGATCCCCCGGAACGAGAAGCCCTGCCTCGTGTTCCGCTGCTGCTTCCTGATCGCCTGCACGTCCCCCATGACCTGTAGCCATGCTTCGTTCACGGTCGGTTTATGCTCCGTCATCTCATTCTCCTCCTCAGAATGCTGCGTATGCTCTCGTAGTCCTGCTGTGTGAGTGTCGCTTTCCCGGCGATGGAGAGGTAGACCGGGGCCGTGACCTCGGCGCCGGTGACCCGGTCGGTCACCTCGACAACACCGAAAGGAGTCCCTGTCAGCGGGGCGGTCCAGTTCGTCAAACCGCGTAGAAGCCTAACAGTGTCCTCCACACCGGTCACCAACCATCCCATATCCCGAGACGGATAGTTGTACCTACAGAAGACCTGCACCCGGTAACCCCGATCAACCGGCTCGTCCTTGAATATGAGACTCAAGAACTGGCCCGACTCGTTTACCGACAACCAGAAGACGCCACCAAGCCGCTCCCACCTGTACACCGTGGACGAGTCCGAATGGAACGTCCGCGGACTCTCCGCACTATCAGGGAACACAGCCATCACCACTTCCACATATCAACCATGGTCGGTGACACGCAGTAGACGCCAGCCCCCTGCAACATGGCCTCCTCCTCGCGGGCCAGTTCCTCCCGGCTGGCCGTGGACGGGTTCAACTTGGAGACGCGGGTCAGGTTCCGCAGCGCGCTCTCCTCGCCCGGGTCTGTCCAGTACCCGCCTTCCATGACCTGGAACGACCACTCCGACCCGCCATCACCGTCCGGGCGGACAACCAGGCGAAGATCCTCGTACACCTCCACGTCATCATCCTTACCAATCCTGCGCAGGAACTCCGGGAACCGGATCCGATTGATGATGTCATTGAAGACCTCGTTCTCGAACCGGGCCGCCCCCTCACGCTCATCAAGCGTAGGCACGTCAACGCTCTCTGCGATCTCATTCAGCCGGTCCGTCCACACGGCTCCGAAGATCGCATACCCGGTCGTAACCCTCCACTGCTTGCGGATCACAACGTACCGGTCAATGTAATCAGGGAACAGCTGGTTCACTGCCCCTCCTCCTTTCTCATTGCCAGGATGTGGCGAGCCTCGGTCGAGTCCTCCAACCTGAGGATCGCCTTCCCGTTAGCTGCTGCCCTGTAGAGCGGGAACCGCTTCACCACCCGCGCCTCATGGTTCGATACAACCAGGTGACCAGAACGCTTGTCCTGAGGGCTGTGCTGCCCGGCCGCCAAGCAGACGGCCGCCCAGATATCGAACAGGCGCGCCTTGATCAGGTTGCGGGTCAACGGTGTGCACACGGACGCTGACACGACACGCTCGAACCCGTCACCCCCCCACTTCTCCTGCCTCTCAAGGAAGAGCCGGTCCTCGTCAACAGTCACCTTGACCATGACCTGCCGGCCGCCCTGCCGGGTCACGTACCCGGCGGCATCCTTATTGGGGGACATGACGATGCGCGCCCCTCCCCCGGCCTCATCCTTGAGCGCCTCGATCACATCATGGATCACCATCACGAGTCCTCCACCCGGTAGTCAATGAATGAAGTACTCAGCCACTCGGGCGTGATGCCCAGCATCTCGCAGATCATCCCCTCCAGGCGGTCCCGGAGTTCAGGAGAGTAGGACGGCGACAGTGGCGTCGTCACGTAGACGTCATACAGGAAGGGATCCCGTGCAACCCACTGCCCCTCGACCATGACCTGCACCGTCCACCTCCACTCACGGTGCCTTGTTCGTTGGGCGACCACGCGCATGGACTCGTAGACGAGGGCGTCGTCGTACTCCTCCTTGAGACGCTGCGCCACCTTGGCTTTCGTGTCTGGACTATCCGGGTCATCCGCGCCTTCAAGGAAGTGGTCTAGGGTTGTCGTGTACACGCGACCATTGCTGACGCCGACCACAAGGTAATCCTCGTACATCCTGAACATGTCATCCTCCTTTGTTCATTGTGTGCCTTGTTCATTGTGTGATCTCTCCCTTGTTCATTGGTGGGACTCCAAGTAGAGGACATCCTCCTTCCCCGCAAGCAAGGCCTCCGCGAGAGCCTCGCCCTGGTTCGTTGAGACCCTCACCGAGATCGAAGGCTCACCCTCAACAACGTCCACACCGTCCGGGACCTCCCCCGTCTCCTCGATCACCTGGGCCAGAGACCCGGCCGCCGTGAACCACGGGGCCACCATCTCCCGCACAACGTCCGGACGGTTCCGCTTGCACCACTCCAACAGGGCCGCCTCATCCACGACCACCGGCTTCGTTGACGCCCGCGTCTTCGACACCGTCGCCACCTCGCCATCATCGATCATCGCATACGAACGGTCGCCCGCATCCATGATCGAATCCAGCTCGGCCTTAACGTCTCGGAGTTCCTGCGCTGCCCTACCCCGGACGAACGAGGCAACCGCCGCGCGCACGAGCAGATCACGCTTGTTCATTGTGTACATTCTCCTTGTTCATTGTGTACATCTCATTGAGTTCCCACATGCGCCGTTCCACGGCGTACCGGGCAAGACGCTGCGACTGCACGATCACTGCGTCAGCGAACGCCTGGGCGTTCTCCCGGAATCTGTGGTTCAGTGGCATCACTGGCTCTGCGTAGGAGAACCGGACGTGCTCCTCCGTCTCGAACTCTGCCACTACCAGTGCCGGCCGTACCCGCACTCGCGCGACGCGCATCTCTGGCATGTCCGACATGACGCCGACCGGCTGGCCGCGCTCGTCCTCCCGGATCCAATGGGGCGGGAACCCCATCCCGGTCAGCACCTCAATGGCACGCCGGTACTCCGACTCTGCCAACGACACGGGCTTGATCGAGTAATCGAATCTCGGATTGATGACATTCACTGCATGCTCCTCATCGCATCCTGGTAAGTGGCGTGGCAGTCGGACCAGCGGCTCTCGAACCACTGGTAGTTAAGAGGCCACGACTTGTTGTGTCCGGCCCCGTGTATCACCACATCACCGATCCCGGTCAGTAGGTCATACAACTCTCCGTCGGGAGGTACTCCGTCGGTCACGGCCCGTCGTGCGCTGCGCACTATCTCCTTGATGCCCCGTAGAGTCAGAGTGTGAGTGGACTCGGTCTCGAAGTGGGACGCCACCCATAGCTGGCCGCGCAGTTCGTTGACCGCTAGGGCCCGTTCCTGCCTGGCCCACAGCGCGCACACCGCACCATCGCCGTCAGTCCATCGCGCCCCAAGGCCCAGTGGCCCCGGGTACACCGGCTGATCGTCGGGCAGTACCCGCTCCAACCTCTCCTTCAGCGTGCTCACCGGTCTCCTCCTGTCCTTGTTGTCTGTGTCATGGTCGGGCACGGGGCGGGGGACTGTGCCCCGTGCGTGAGGCCACCCAGAAACATGGCGGCCAGTAGGGCGGCGAGGAGTAGCAGGGCTACCCCCGCCGCCAACCCACTGTGCTCCGTCGAGTACCGCGGGTCCCTCACGCCGCACTCCGATCCGGCGTCGCCATGACCGGGGACCCGTGCGGCGTCAACACGCTATCGACGCGCCCCCGGTCATCATGCTGCTCGTCGGCAGGCCCCACCGTGATCGGGGACGTCTCCGTCCCCGTACGATCCTGCCGCAGTATCGGCGTCGGAGACACGTCCTCCACCGCCGTCGGCGTCCGTGCCTCACGCACGCCGTCCCGCGCCCCTACGCCCAGTGCCAGGGCGCCGGCGACCAACAGGATCGCGGCGAGCACTGAGACGCCGACCGTGTCCGCGACGTGCACCGCGAACATGCGGCGCCGTACTCCCACGAGTAGGCCCGCCGCGATGCCGAGCCAAAGCAATCCGATGAATGTCATGTCATCCTCCGTTATCTGTTTGCGCTGCCGGTCAGGCCATGCTGCCTATCAGCGCCGCAGCCAGTCCCGCACCCAGTAGCAGCACCACTAGGGTGACGAGAGGGAGAGCCTCCTCTCTCCTGGGGCACCCTTCATCGCGCACGCGGACCATCGCGGCAGCGACGAAACAGGCCGCGACCCCCCACAGGAACCCAGCCAAGATGCTCATCACTCAGCCACCGCCTTCACCCACTCGTAAGCCTCGCGTGCCATCGCGTGCACGTCCGCCTCATCCTCTGGCAGGCGCTCGTCATAGGCGCGCCACTCCCCGACGCCGAGCCTGTACTCGAGCTCGATCCGCCCCTCACCGTAGCCGACGGCCTCGTAGTAGGTGCGTCGGCTCTGCGCGTAGGTCGGGTCGCTCATGGACACGGTGAGCCCGTCGTCCGACGTGCGCACCGCCCAATCGTCGTCGGCCGTAGCCTCCTCGATCTCCTCGCGGAACGCCTCGACCATCGGGTCTTTCGCGCACTCGATCATCGCATCGATCACCGCGTCCGCGTCATCGTTCGCGTCGCCGTCGAGGCAGTCCCCACTCTCGGGGTTGCACACCGACCACATGAACGCACCATCATCGTCGTAGTAGCCCCGCACCATCACGTCGCCCCACGTGATCGTCCAGGAGTCGTACACGTCCTGCGGCCCGTCAAGGTGATAGGCCTCGTAGTGACCATCGAGCCACTCCATGACAGCGTCCCTGATCTCACCGTCGCAGTAGTGCTGCCACTCGCGGGTAGTGTGCGCCGCATCGATCATGGCCTCATAAAGATCGCTGTACCCATCCGTGTCGAATGACTCGTCGCCCACTGTCATCTCAACAGCGACCCAGTCCTCCAGCCCGTCGCCGTACGGGTCGCGCTGCCAATCCACCGACACGGGCCCCATGCGCAGCCACCCGCGCGTGTCGTCATCGCTCCAGCCGCAATCGACCGCTCCATCGCTGAGCACGTACGCCATATCGGTCCACTCCAGCGCCCCGCGCAGATCCTCAACCTTGTCCGAGATCTTCTCCATGGTTCTCTCCTTCGCTTCTTGTAAGTGTGTGTGTGTCAGTTCTCGTGCGCAGCGGCGTAGAGGTACTCCGCGGCGATCTCGATGTCGTCCTCATCGGTGATCCAACCTTCATCCTCATCGCCGCACCTACACCAAGCCCCGGCCAGCGCCTCATCGCCGCTCTCTCCGCGATCCTCGCCCCGGTCCCGCACGTACTCGTAGATCGCCTTGGCGCTGCGCTCTGCCGACCACTCGCTATCGAACTCAACCGACAGGCCGAACAGGCCCATGGCGTACTCACGGGCCTCCGCGGTCAGCACCGACGCGGTGAGGTGCTCGGCCAGGCACTCGGCCTCAGCCTCATCCACGGTGTAGTAGTCCATGACCCACGTCTTCAGGTCATCGTAGGCGGTGCTCTCGTCGCTCAGGATGATCGCCCCCGCGTCACCGATCGTGTCGGTCACGACTCGGCTCGTCCACTGTGTGCGTGCCATCGCTATCTCCTTCTGTGTGTGGTGTGTGCGTGCTTCTGGGGTTTCCCCCATGTGATCCCACCGTGGCCGTCATCCCCTACGGCCGTGATGGGACCGCATGAGAGGAGGAGCATCGCCGTCACAGCGACTCTGCTCCTCGCCCGTCATGTGCCCGTCGGGGTCATGGGGTCCCGCCCCACTCGGTCCGGCCGCGCCGCAGCGCCCCGTCCCGCTCGCCCGACCCGTCCGGGCCCTGGTCCATTTCTCTATGCAGTTCTCAAGCTTGCCTGCCGTCGTCCCCGGCGATGACTCAATGATGCACCCGCTCGCTGTCCGATGGCAAGCGGATCGGGGGGATTGATCTGCGATTCGCGGGCCGGATCGCCACTTTCTCGCAGGATGACGCCAGAAACTCACATCGGGAAAATCTCAGCATGTGAGATGGAGAGGGGGGGCTCCCGTACGGAGAGCCCGCTCCTCGCCCCCACGCGGAACGCCGGAGCCCGACGCCCGAGGCTCCCGCACCCACGGCCTCATCGATCCGTCGCCGGCCACCGTCACGCCCAGCCAGGAGACACCACAGCCGCGTACAGCGCCCCGCACTACCGTCCCGCACCCAGGCACTAGGGCTGCCACTCCAGCCCCGAATCACGCGCGTCAACACGATGGGGCATGACCACCCATCCGCAGACACACAGAAAGCCCCGGCCACCCAACCGGGTGACCGGGGCTTCCCCGCTCGATCGCTCAGCCGACCAGAGCCAGCGCCTCATCTAGCGACCGCACCGTCAGATCACGGTGCCGCGCAGCCTCACGCGACGGGCAGCCACGCTCCAGCGCCGCATCGATCGCCGCGTACCGCAGATCCATCAGCACGCAGACCAGGACGCCGCGTTCCTCACCGGACAGACGGCCGGCGACCTGAGGCAGCGTCACCGACCACGCATCCCGCCGGACGACGGACGAGGCGGACGACAGAGCAGAGAGCAGAGAGTCGAGGATGGTCATGTGTGTCTCCAATCAGGAAGGGAGGGGTGTGCAGTTGACGCACCCAATCATAGGGCGCCACGACTTTCCCCTGGAATCACGCCACCGTGTCACCCGATCCGTGTCAAGCACACACGACTTATAAGCGCCCTTCAGCCCTACGTACCAGCCTATGCACCACAGGTGATCCCACAATGCGAAACGTACAGCCTTCAACCAACGCGGAATGTGAAGCACGACATGCGACCAACGTCCCGGGTCCAGCCCAACGGGGGGTGACCCCAACCACACACGTCACCCCTTAGGGCCCAGGAGACTCACATCGTGAGACCCACATGGAACACACGTTCGAACCAACCCAACACGGGGGCACCCACGGGGAGGGGAGG